CTGTTTAATATAGAGTTAGACATTAGGATGCAAGGATGGTAGCAGGGTCGTCTTCAAGATCATTAATTACTTTTTCAGTAATTTTATCTGTCTCTTTCTTATCGTTTGCTTTGTGGTAGGCATCGGACACTCGTTTATTTTCATCGGTAATGAGGTCAGTAAACAAATCCATAGTTTCCAGATCCTTTTTCGTGAACTTAACTGTCTTGTTGTCAATTACAATTTTTGAAACATACCACACGGTGTCTCCACTTTTTCTGCGATTGGACGTTAAGTTAAGAAAATGATTCTGCATAAGATTGCCACGGCTTTTCAGGCTTTTTAGGGACTCACCAACAGGTTTGAAATTTGTTCCTGTTACTCGCCATAAAATAGGCACATCCTCTATGGACGTGGGTTGACCATCAGCCGTTGTACAGTCCATTGACAATAAGCCATACACCAAACGATAGCACTTGGTGTCACGCTGATTATCCAGTTCAGCTTTTGACAACTGATTCTTGTCTTTTCCGATAACCTTTCCGCATCGAACGCCACCTTTAGAATCAATGGGATCATCTTTCCACGATTTAAAGATAACTGATGTGCATGAATAGTTATTGTTTTCAGCGTCATATTGCATATACTGATAGGCGTTTATAAAGGGCCTGAAATTAACAGGCTTATCCTTTAAGCTGTATACTTTTTTTTCAGATTCAGGATCGTAGATTGTATAAACTCCTGGACGCAAAGCGTTTCCGTCATCATCCTCGGCTAATTTATTTATGGACAATCTTGGTAAAATTCCTGAACCCATTTGTGAGTCATCGTCCTGACCCGTCATTTTCATGATCTCCTCTTTACTGAGAGATTCAAAAGCTTGTAATTCATTCGTCATATTTAACCCTCCATAGGTTTTATTTAAATTATATAATACCGGATTTACAGTATTTGTCAAGCGTAAAGTTTCGTATCCAACCAGTTAGAGCCTACCTTTAACTCAACATCCAGAGGAACATTGAAATTGATTCCGTACGTGTCTTTCATCTTGCTGATAACCCCTAAACACCCATTGTTCAGGCATTGTGCGACAATCTTCTCCTCTTCAGGAAAAACATCAGCAATAATGGAATCATGCACGGTGTTAATAAGTAGGCTCTTGGTTTTGTTCTGCTCTAGCAAATCATTAATTAAAATACACGCTAGAGGAACAATATCGGCAGTGGCAAATCCCTGAACCGGATAATTTTTTATCTTTGTCGAGAAACTTGAACCGCCCCATGGCATGCGTTCTGCTTTTGGAAAAGCGTACTCTCTACCTGTCGGTATCGTTACGACCTTGTGCCGTATGGCTTCATTCTGCAGCTCGTCATGCCAAACTCGTATATCAGGGTACTTTTTTAAGAACGCTGAATAGTATTTCTTTTCATTTTCCGTTCCGGACATGCCACCATACAAGGGCTTGAATGTATGGGCTTTTGCGTCCTGTCTGGAACATCCTATTGTATCTGCTGTAAACTGATGCACATCAACACCATTTGAAATATCTTTCATACCTTGTTTATCTTGTGCTAGAAATACAGCCGTTCTAAATTCCAATTGGGCAAAGTCAACTTCCATAATTTTACCATTCTCAAACCGGGAGACAATGACTTTTCGTATGGGAAACGTTCGTGCCCGTGGTTGATTTTGAAAGTTAGGATTCTGACTGGACAATCTTCCTGTTGATGTCACGCATTGCATAAAACTTGGATACAGAAAATCATTTTCTGTCTTGTGTTTTTTAATCCCCTCAACAAATGTTTTTAGGTAAGTGCCCAATGCCGTGTAGCGATTTATCTTTTCAACAAACAATCGCAGCTCCTCATTTCCTTTTCGGGCTATGATGGGCAGTGTAATTTTATCCGTCTTAAATCCACCATCAGCTATGTCACGAACAGCATAGGTCTTTGCGTTAAATCCTGCACGTTCTTGTGTTGAATGATAAATAAAACCCTGTCCTTCACAGTCCTCACATTTTGTTAAATTCTTGTAAGGAGTTCCATCCACTTTTATTTTTTGTACTTTTCCTTTTCCCCCACAAGAATCACATTGTTCCGCTTTTGTTTTATATAAAGGTTCCAAATATTTTGTATAAATCTGTGTCATTTGATGACGGCTATAACGAGGTCGCCTTTTTTGTCTTTTTGTTCTGGGATCAGTGCCTAAATTAAAAATATATGCCCATTCTTTTTTGTTCTTTACTCTCACTCCATAAATAAGCCATGATAATTGCTCATGACTGGATGGATTTATATTAGTATCCCCCATTTTTTCATAAATAGCCTCATCAATCTCCACTCGTAGCTTGTTAAACTCCTCTTCAAAACTCTTTTCAACCTGGTTTAACGCATCCATGTCAATGCGAATGCCGTTGTTTTCCATTTTTGCCAATACAACCAAAAATTCACACATCATTTTAACTGTTTTTAACAGTCCCTTGTTGTTTATTTTCTTGAATTGAAGCATTTGGGCATCAAAAAGAGAACGAGTTGCCTTTATATCAAACCTGCCGTACTCATCCAGCTCAAACATAGGAACATTCTCAAACGACACGTCATTTTCCAGATACTTTTCCATCAGATCTGATTTTTGCACCACTCCTCTCTTTTCACAGGAATGTTTCAGTCCTATGGGAGCTTTCAGTCCACGATTCATTATGTATTCACCAATCATGGTGTCATAAACCTTGCCGTCATACTTAAATCCTGATTCCCATAGCCATATCAAGTCAAATTTTATGTTATGACCAACAAGCAAGGTTGTTTTATCTAACATATTCTGTACTTTTTTTCTATTGGGCACACCCTTGAATTCCCGGTGCTTGAAGAAAAAATACTCATCATTCAATCCCATGCATATGAGAAAATTATCTGGATTCTTGGAAGACGGATCTTTTTTTCCGTCTTTCATTCTAAAACTTGTTTCTACATCAAATGCTGTTATCATACTCCGCACATCCCTTCATCACAAATATCATTAAACAAATCTAGTTGGTCATCTTTAGGATCAAGGTTAGCCTCATCTATTGGAACTCTATCTTTGTGTAGATATACTAAATCAGTATTTCTTTTTGTTCCACGTCTAACTTTTTTATCTAATTCTACTACATCATTCCATTCTTCCTTGTTTTTTCTAATTTCTCTCCATTCGCCATTACTGTGAAAAGGGCAAAAAGTACAAGCAGAACGAGGGGGTCTTGGATAATTATTTTTTTCCATCCATTTCAAACAGTCTTCTCTTCTAATTTGTGCCTCAACTAATGGATAAACATTTTTGATATATTTTAGTCTATTAACTCTAGTTCTAACAATTTCATCCAAAGATATACCCATTATCATCTCTACTTCAGTGTCTTTTTTTACCCTTTGTCTTTTTTTATATCCTAAAAGTTCTCTGACTTTTTTATTAATTGGAAGTATTTTGTAATCGGCAGTACACTGTCTCATTAATAAACCTTTCTTTTTAGTGTCTGCGTTCATAGTGTACAATGGTATTGACATAAATTTGTATTTACCATCGACTGCATCAATTACATCTTGTCTTAAATTACCTTTTGCTACTATGTGTAACGGATAAGATAACTTAGATTTAAGCCAATCCAAATGCTCGTATACTTTCTTTGGTTCACTTTGTGTATCTGCAAATATAGCACAATCTACCATAGGAATTTCCCCATGTTCTATCATCAAGGCTAATGTTGTGCTTTGTACACCTGCACCTAAGGATAAAACTCGTAATTTTTTAATTAGTTTAGATTCCTCAATTTTTTTATCAAAATATTTTACAGCTTTCGTGTTATCTTTAAATACTTTGGCTTCTTCAACTTGTAAAAGTTTATTTTTACCATTTTCTTTTATTACTATTGTTATCATACGTCATACCTCGATAGTTCTGGTGTCATAACACAAGGTATCTTCCCATGCCACCCTGTTATTTTGTTCTTGCTGATGGCAAGTGTCCTTATGTTCTCGTCCGTATCCAACATATTCCTGAATCCAATGCCGATAATTAGATCAGCCTCCGCAGCTTTACCCGTCTTGCTGTTCTCCATCATGTCAAATGTAATGTCACTTTTTCCTGATGCATCAGCGGATGCCTGGGAGATGGCAAAGATGCAACACTTTCTTCTCTTGGCAATTTCTCGTGTTCCTGTATAAATTGCCCGTAATCTTTCATCCGGTCTTGTAAACGTGCCTGGTATATGTACCTTGTCAAGCTGATCTATGATGACAATGTCGGGCTTTTCCTTTGCCACGAAAGAGTCAACTTTTTCCAAACTCCAATCCACAGTATCCAAAATTTTTATGTTTTCACTTATCTCCGCCCATTTTTCCTTTGCGGTGTCAGTGTTTTCCTGTATTTGATCAAATGTCATGCCTGTATGGGCGTTAATTAGTCGCATTTGAATCCTAATTGCAGGCTCCTCATTGATCAAGGCACATACCTTGGCACCTTGAGGGGCAAATCCGTCAATTCCTGAGACTAAATTGATCCAAAAAGCTGTTTTACCACTTTCCGGACGTGCGAATATGACAACAAGATTGCCTTCCCCTATCCCGTTCACCTTTTCTCTCAAGGATGACAAGTTAAACTTAAATTTTGTATTGTCTTTTAATGAATCAATAAGGACATCAATATTATTTGGCGTGTATTCATATTCTTCCTTGTCCGTTTCATTGGAAGAATCAATAAGCGATTGGATGGAGGACAATGGTTGTTCCCTTCCATTAAATATTTCAGTAGCCGCAACGGCAATTCTTTGAGCCAAGTTTCTTTTATGCATTGATTTTAAAA